TCAATATATCCTCGATAATTATATTCAACCTATTATCCCTGATGAATACGGCCCCAGCGACGTGACGGATGCTCTGAATAAGTTGTATCCGAATAAACCGATAAAAGGTATAGCGGGCGGAATTTCATTTATGGCAAAATTGCCAACAATATCGGAGCAAACTCAACAGATATTGGATGCATATAAAGTTCCGTCGAATCAGTTATCAGTTTTGCAACAGATAACTGGATTTAATGAAGAGCAAACAAGCGGGAAAACAGCAGTTCAAATTATTACCGAATGGGCTTCAAAACAATTCAATATGCAATCTTTAATGTGGGGAATAAATGGGAAGACTGATACTGGATTACTCGACCTTTTTTCAAAGGCAATAGAAAGTCTTATTACTTCAGGACAATTCACGGCACAAAGTGATGTAGTACAATTTCTCCAGAAAGAAGTCTCATATGACGCAAGCGTAATTCTTCGCAGAATGATGGCTGAAGGGAACTATCCTTCCGAATATGGGCCTAATTCTATTCTATCGAATTTCCCCAATTATGCACGCGACAATATGGGATTTTACCTGCCTACCGGAGTCCAAAACCAAACTACTGGCGCATATTCTTTTACTTCGGGAATCGGTGGTTCCTTGTTTGGTGCAATAACTCCACCTGCAATAACGATTCCTTCTTCTGGAATTACTGCACAAGACCTCTATGAGGCGGTAAACGGAAAAGGCTCACTAGATAAATTAAAATCTTCACAAATGGTCTATCCTGAAAAACCAACATTACCATCTGAATATGGAGTTGGTAACATTGATTTGAATAATAGACCAATCGTACATAATGCGGATGGTTCAATAAGCACTGTTTATTCAATGACATTTTGGCCTGATGATGATATAAGAGCAAAGGGAGGCGAACGTTCACCAGAAGATAAAGGTAAATATATTCTTGTTCCAGGAGTCAGAGCTGGTCTTAATAGAACAATGACCGAAGAAGAAGCATGGGATTATTATTTGCAGACTGGTGAATATCTTGGAAAATTCAAATCTGATGCTGACGCTGAAGCATATGCTCAGTCTCTCCATGAAAAACAGGCAGATATTTACGCTCCGTATGCAAATGGAACTATTCCCACGAATGCTGTTGTCCCGCAGGAATATACCAACGCGCTCAACCCCAATTTTATCTCGACCACCAATCGTGAAAAATTGCTCTCTGGGCAAGCAAATCTTTTGAAAAATAAAGATAATATGTCCATCGAAGGATTTAAGGAACAATGGCAGAATCTTAAAGAACAATATGACACAGCGACAAGTTTTGAAAAGTTATTGAAAGATAATGTTGCTCAAACAGCGATTGAAGGTATGGCAACTGGGCTTGAACGTGTCGGAAAGGCTCTCGCTAATAGTGGAAATTCTGCGGGGACATTCAAAAACGCGATAAAGGAAATGATTGAGTCTATTGCTCAACTCATTCCAAAACTTGAGTTACAGGCTGGATTGCAATTATTGACCAGCTCTAATTTTACTGATCCTGTAGGATGGACTCTCGTAGGACTAGGGCTTGCAGGAAGCCTTGGTTCTGGATTACTCGAAGGTTCAGGTTCTTCATCTGGTACTTCATTGACAACCAATGCAAAAGGTGGCGTTTATTCTTCACCCTCGCTTGGACAATATCTAAATGGGATCTATGATACGCCGCACGTATTTGCCTTCGCAAATGGCGGGATATTCTCGGAAAATTATCAGAAGGAAGGTATTTTCCCCGTTACGCAAACGTCCGATGGAAGTCTTGGCGTAAAGGCAGTCGGTCTTGGAACTCCCAATGTAAGTATCGAAGTCAAAAATATGTCTTCTGCTTCAGTATCAAGCAAGACGACTCAGACGACCGATGCCGCCGGTAATAAAAAGATAATCCTTATGCTGAATGACATGGTAGACAAAAAACTGCAAAGCGCCGGCGTGACGGTGCATGGAGCATACAGGTCATGAGTACGACAATATATTGGCCTTCTTCACTTCCTCAGCGTCCTTTGCAGGATGGTCTCAATGATGAATTCCCCGACAATAGGATAGTCTTCAAAACCGATGCAGGAGCTCCAATAATTCGTTCCAAAGGAACGACCGCTCCATATAAAATATCGCTCTCCATGCATATGACGAAAACGCAGTATCTTGCCTTCAAGACATTTTTCAACGAAACGACGGGAGGTGGTATCGAAGTTTTCTACTTCCCCGATTGGAATGCATCTTCCGATGAATCGACGGTTTATAATGAAGCACGCTTTGATCCTGAATCATCAATGCCGAGGGCAACTCCGAATGGCCCTGAATATGATGTGAGTTTTACTTTGGAGGTTTGGGAATAATGGCTATTTCCGCTGCAACATTGGCTGAACTTTACTCGCAACAGACAAGCGGTGCGCTTATCGAACTGCTTTCGATAGAAGCTGACGGTTATGATACGCAATATATCACGAACAACACTATCGATCTTACCTATAACAGCCAACTCTATACCGCGATTCCTTTCGTCTTGACTCCGCATACTGAACAGAATAATTCCATAGGAACAGGTTCTCTTACGATTGCCAATATGGAAGCACTCATTACTGTTTTAAGAAGTTATCAGGGTATAATCACGATTACCCTTCAGGCTGTTTTCTATAAGGATGGGAGTTTCGATCCAGTGAAGGGAATGAGTTATATTGTTTCTGATATCGATTGCGATTCTCAGGCGATTCAGGCAACCCTCAAAGTTGATGATTGTCTCGACGATGAAATGCTTTATTTGGAGCTCACCCCGAATGTGGCTCCAGGGCTATTCATATGAATTTCAACGAATATGTCGGCATACCATTCAAGGATAATGGTAGAGACAGAAACGGTTGCGATTGCTGGGGGCTAGTTCGCCTTGCATTGAAAGAACAATTCGACAAGGATGCCCCATCACTTGCGGGGTATCCCGATACAGAATATGCTTCTTCAGAAAATATGGTACAAACAGGATTGCATGAGATTGAACCTAAAAGAGTAGATATCCCAAAACCAGGAGATATCGCGCTTATTCGTCTTCATGGGAAACTCTGCCATACTGGACTTTACATCGGAAATGGTGATATTCTGCATACATCAAAAGCGACGGGAGCCATTATAGAGAATATGGACGGGATACGGCAACTTAGGCTTAAAATAGAAGGATTCTATCGTGTCTAACGTTTATTATTTCCCGCACCCATTCACCCATGAACGTCAGGAACTCAATGTCCCCGACGGAACTCCTATTGATACACTTCTCGATAAAAATATTTCAATAGAACTTACCTATCATATTTTCTTAAATGGGATATTGATTCCAAAAGAAAATTATGGTTACAAGATTCAGAAAGATGATGAAGTCATAATCAGGCTTATTCCTACCAGCAGTGATACTAATACTAATCGTGAAACAGCTACCAGCACAAAAGCTATTGGCTCTGTAGTACTTGGGGCTTTAGCGATTGTCGCGGGAGTCATTATCCCTGGCGCTCAATGGCTTATCGCAGTTGGGTTTGCCACGGCACTCGGAGGACAAATTGTCGCTGGGCTTACCGATGCTGGAATAATCGGAGGCCCATATTCGGATGAACTTGGCACGACAACGCATCCTTCCATTCACGGCGCAAGCAACAGTTCCAATCCAAACGGCAAGGTTCCATTGCCTCTCGGAACACACCTTTATACCCCTGGATATCTTGCGCCACCCTATAGCTATATCAGCGGCACTGACGGTATAGATGAATATGCGATAATGGCTTTCGTACTTGGTATAGCTCCCGTAAAAGTAAGCAATATCAAGATGGGCGACAACCTTATTGCCACCAATTCAGCGAATGTAAAAAATGGGGCAATCGCCGTTGATGGTATTGTCCCTGGAGTCGAAATTGAGATTCGACAGGATGGAACCGCACTCAGCCTTTATCCTTATTGCATGGGAGAAAGCTCATTCTCGGAAGGACTTACTGGATTCAAAAATGTATCTCTGAGTGGGCATACGGTACAAATAAGCGCGTCAGGAAGATATGCCTATTGTTCGGACATCACATGGAACAATCTAACGGATGCTGATAATGACCATGCGGATATCAGTATTGCAGTGGGAGACAGCGTAGGGTTCAGCGGATTCACGAATGCCGCGAATAACCGGCAGAAAATAGTGACTGCCGTCGATGAACATTATATTTATTTCCAGCAGGATGGAAATCTTGTCAATGAAAGTTCTTCAAGTCTGCAACTCATTGGATATAAATCAGCGGTACATACCACCGGAAAACATACTCGGCAGATTATCGTTACGATAACATTTCCAAAACTTGTCCGTTATAGCGGATCTTCAAAAAATAATGCTTCAGTTCTCGTCAAAGCATTCTACCGGCAGAAAACGCTTGATGGTGCGACTCCCGCGAATTGGACTGAATTCCAAAATGATTTTGGGACAATAAGCAATAATAAGGCTGAGACGCTTCGTTATTCCGCTTCGACGGTAAATACCCTTACCGACATAAACGATACCATCCTTGGGCAATATGAAGTCATGGTCGTTCGTGCCACAAAGGATGCACAGGATTCGAATATTGTCGATCTCGTCTATTGGACGGAATGCCGTTCGGTGACTACGATCGAGACCATGCCGGAAATGTATCGGGACAAGATAGCGATAATGGCAATAAAGGTGAAGGCTTCCACCGCCACGCAGAACGTTATGAATAAAGTCAATATGCTTCTTTCTGCCGATTACTCATATCTTGATTCCGTAGATTCACGCTTTACGGCGATTCGTGAAGCCAATTCATCGAATCCCGCGCTCGCCTTCCTTCATGTTTTAATGAGTAACGGCGTTCCGCGCCCTCGCGTGGCTTCACAGATAGACCTCGATTCGGTCTATAATTTTGCGGCATTCTGTAATGAACCAAATTCGGCGAATACCGATTACGTAATGAAATGCGATGGAATTATCACTGATGGTGGTAAAGCGTCTTCACAACTTTACAATATTCTCAATGTCGGTTTCGGGATGCTGACATTCAAAGACAGTCTTTATGGAATAGTCTATGACCATCCACAGACAACGATAAAACAGCATATTGGCCCCCATAATTCAAGTGGATTTACCGAACATAAAACATTCAAGGAAGTCATTCATGGTTATCGAATAAAATTCGTCAATGAAAATCTCGATTATGTTTCTGATGAACGAATAGTCCTTGATGACGGTTATAAATATGACACTGAGATGGATGGTGTACTTAGGGATTGCTGGGGCACCGATAGGACATCAGATACAAATTATACGATTGCGACAAAGTTTGAGACTCTTGAAGCGCTTTATCAGGTAACCCCCGAAGCCGTATTCTGTTGGGGAAGAAGGCTTCTTGCCATCCGAAGGTTGCGTCCTGAATCATTCGATGTTTCCATGAGCGCTGAATGTATTGCCGTGGGACTTGGAGAACTTGTTCGGTTCCAGTCATTCGCTACTCGGCAGGGGCTCGCCGATGGAAGAATAGTTCTCGTCGAGAGAAATTCTTCAGATCAGGTTGTTGGAATACAATGCAATAATAAAATCACGCTCGATTCGAGTAAAAGTTACGCCATTCGTATTCGCACCTCTGACGGTCAAAGCGTTTATACGCTTATAAATAATACGATGCGTGGCCTCTATCCTTCGGATAATCTCGTCCCTTCCGACAGTTTGAAACCATTTGATGCGATGATGCTGGAGATTACGACTCCATTCGTAAACGATGCAATCGCCGAGGGCGATTTGATGTTTATCGGTGAAGTGGGGATGGAGACGATAGAAGGTCTTGTTTATGGAATGAACATAAATTCAGACCTTTCGGGGAAACTCACTCTCGTAGAATCCGCTCAAGATATTTTTACCGCAGACTCTGGAACGATACCCGCATTTAATTCAAAGGTCACAAAAGGGCCATCTATCTCAAGACCTACTGGAGTATCCGTTACTCTCACCGCTGCCTCGAATGCTCAAAATTCTGCCGCGAAAGCTCAAGCCACAGCTGATACTAAAAATACCTGTTGGGGTTCATTGGCATTGGCTCAAGCGAATGCAATCATAAATGATACATTCATCGATTCAGCGAATGCTATTGGTTATGGAACAACGATTCATTATCGGTGTACCGTTGCTCTTGCTGCCTCGTATGTTCGTATTGATTCAATTTCCTATGGTTCCCTTACGACCGCGCCGACTTCTGGCATGATCGCGAACGATACGTATTATAACTCGACGACAACTATCTGGTACTATTATTCTGGGAGTGCCTGGACGGCTACGAGTGATGCCGTTACGTCGGTTGTCACCACATATACCCCCCGCTATCTCGGCAGATCTGTCGCAGCGCATCCGCCCAGCTACCATAACGGCGACTGGTGGCTTGTGATCGACACCGACGACAGTCCCATCCAGCGCGGCGTCTGGTATAGCAATAGTGGCACGCCAGTGAGAATCACAACCTCGTCGAGCACAGAACTACAGGCCAAGATGACAGCAGCACTGGCGGACATCGCCTGGGCAGAGAAAAACGGCTATGGAACTGCGGCAGATTACGGCGGATTCGACGCATTTTTCAATGCGTTAGGGGCGGTGACAGCGTTTATACAAAATTTATTCGCTCAAAATGTAACTCTTCCAACATCCGGTTATCTGAAATCATATAATTATGCGGAGGATGCCAGTGAATTTCCTACGGCTGGATTTAAATTGGATGTGGCGAACCAGATCATAAAATCGTTTGGCGCCCAATTTGTTGAGGCGATAATAAAGAACGCCTATTTTTCTGGTTCGATTGAAAGCGACCCATTATCTACGACATTACCAATTTCAATATCTTCAAAGGCATGGACTACTTCTAATACCAAGGGAGACGTTTTTAGTTTTTTCTCTGGTTTGGCTATAAATCGAAGATATGCTTTTGATTCTACATTTACTTATAACGGCTCAACTATTGTATATATAACCCGTTATCGTTATCAAGTTAGATTACAGGATAGTTCATTTAATGCTATTTTAGTTTGTGGAAAGGATAGTATAGATAATCTATTATATTCTTTTACCTCTTCTGCAATCACCTATGAAAGTCTAGTTACTTATACCAATTTCGACCATCCTCCTATTGAATCAAAGGGAACAGGAACAAATAGCAATATTACTTTAACCGACCCCGGAATTGGAAATATTGGAGCTAAGGCTTTTGTCGTTACTACGGCAAATACAAATTATACTATTACTCTGCCATCGGGAGGGATATGGTTTTATATTATAATGTGGAATAGCACTTATTATGCAGCTATTAATTCAGCCGTAGCATCGGCAACAGCTACTGTGGAGGCCGGGGGTACTACCATTGCAACTATAAATAAGGGTGGTTCTGGTAATTTATCTGGGATGGTTCTTTACTGGGAGGACACAAGCGCATGATTGACTTCGGTTATTTTATAAAATATTCCGACACGGAATATGATGTATTGGTAGACAAGAATACTAAAAATTCTGGATACAATGTCGTTAGTCGGGACGTCTTTAAGCGTTGTAAATATTCACTCGACGAAGTAAAAACATATGCAGAAGCCCATCCAGAAATGGAGTTATCTCAATGGCCAGAGGATACTATATCTGAGGAGGAGCAAGCAGCTCAAGTTCGGGCAGAACGTAATTATCGGATTGATTCTGCTATTAAACGAGTTCAGCGTTTCGATACTCAAACTCGTCTGGGTATAACTACTAAAGAGACGGATATAACTTCAGTGCTTCAGTACATTCAGGATTTACGGGATATTACAAAGCAGGAAGGATTTCCGGGTACAGTAGTTTGGCCTAACGAGCCAGAGGAGACGTAATATGTTTTTCCAAACGTTGATTCTTTCAGCAATCTTGGAGACTGGTTTTGTTTCCGGAGGTATTTTTAATTACAGCTCTGAAAATAAGGCTTGGGTTGATGTGGGAGCTCTTTATACTACTCTTGAGGCAAAAGCTGAATATCAGTGCTTTTATCTTGGAGGTAATATGGATTGTTATTTTACCCCGACATCTATTGTTAATTATATGCCTTTTCAAATGACATATGGAGTTCAAGCCGGATTGAATTTTAAGCATTTTCAGATTGGGTACGAACATTCCTGTTTTCATCCCATGACTCCATATGCCACTATTTTTGGTAATGAGATTAAGCCTAAATATGAGGGGGCTTATAATAAGGTCTTTTTGCGATGGAAAATCAACCGATGATATGGAGTGGAACAACGGTTATTCCGATGTTATAATAGACCAATAAGGCGGTAATCCATGGCGACGAAAGTAAATTATACTGCTCCTGATTTCGTTAATAATTCTGCGCCTAAGCTGAATGGCACGAATATGGCTAATCTTGCGACGGCGGCAGAAGTTGCAGGGCAGATACTCGATGCCGAGACCGATGCTGGCCGAGCGATAACTCAGGCGGCAACAGCCGCCGCGCAGAAAATAGCCCTCGGCCTCAATAATGTAAATAATACGTCCGATGCTGACAAGCCCGTATCGGATGCTCAACAGGAGGCAATCGACGCGCTGGGAATATCCAATCCAGATGGCAAGACCCTTACCGTGAGCGCGGATGCAGACACGGCGAATATAACGACAGCTACTGGCAAAACCAATGCCGACAATGCGACAGCGACGGCAACGGCAGGGAAAGTGCCAATTGCTGACGCTAATGGACAATTGGTTTCATGGATTCCTGATGCTACGACAAGTGTCAAGGGTAAAAGTTTACTTGGTGCATTATCGGGGGCAATAAAACAAGTCAATATGCCGGATGAAGAAACTCCTATTTATGCACAAGATGCATGGGTAACACTTGATGGATGGTCATCCTCGATAGCAGAGGGCACATTATCTACTATAGATGGAGCACTACGATATGTACGAGGTGCAACAAATAATGTTTATATAAGAAAAAATCTTACTTCTCCTGGTATGTCGGGGAAAACAATTATATTCAAATTCAGAGCTTCGAAGAGGTGTAATCTTACTTTTGGTGGATTTTCAACAACTTCGCCGCTTATTACAGTCGAGGCAACAACACAATGGAACGTCGCGGCTGTTTTGTGCCCTGTGTTATTAACTGGAAATAACCAGTTGTCCTCCGCGTTTTGGTTGGGATCAGATACTACTACCAATGATTGGTTTGAAATTGATTGGATATGGATCGGTAACTCCTCTTACCTTGCCGGCTCGCTGTCTGAAGAAGCGGCGCGAATCGCAGATCAGCTGGGCGATACAAATGGTGTAGGCATCGCGGCTAGGGGGACGATTACTAATAATGGCACGGCTCCAAACGATGGAGAGACAGTAACAATATCGGGCAAGGTATACACCTATAAAACTACACTCGGAACTACGGAAGGACAAGTGCTTATCGGCGCAAGTGCGGCAGAAGCAGCACAAAATCTTGTATATGCCATAAACTATACCGGAACCCCCGGAACAAATTATTATTGTGCAGCGGCCCACCCGCTTGTTTTGGCGGTACTCACTAGCTCTACGGTTGTTACCCTATCAGCGAGAAGTACTGGCGAACTTGGCAATTCCATTACCATCGCTACAACGTCGGCAACACTTACTCTATCTGGCTCTAAACTTTCTGGTGGCTATTCTTATGTAGCGGCAAAAATAATCACAGCGACGCAGAATAATATTGCAGCATCTGGCACACGACCAGCGGCGGCCATGATTGAATACACCAACACAGCACTTGCAGGCTATGAAAATACCGTTGATGTGGCCGCCGGAGCCACTTTCACGCTTCCTGCAAACGGAACGTTTATTTGGGCCGTCAACGGCTATGGGGCGACCATTAACTCACTTAAGAAAGGCACGAGTGCTGGTGGGACTACCCTAACCGTCAACGGGGCAAATTCAAGCGTATGGTACAGAAGGAGTTTAGCATGAATTGGTTACAAGATAAAGAACAAATTGAACAACGCGATGATGGGTCATTTGTCATTATGGTTGAGAATGGCACCGAATGGGTGCCATATCATCTTACACAAGACAGACATCCGGAAATTTATACACAGGTTGCAGAATTTCTTATAACACAGGAGTAAATAATGGTTGTTGATCTGCAAACACTGGTCAGTATCGGATCGCTCTTGGGTGTGCTGATCGCCGTCTATAAAGTCTACAAGTACAAAGAGGCCGCTATGCAGCAGCAGGGAAAACAGCAGGAAAAACAGAGGCAGGTCGAGGACGAATTGCTGCTCGCGAAAAAGCGCATCGAGGATTTGCAGGAGCGGCTTAGCAAGACGGATGTAAATATGGCGACTATCCAGACGGATATCAAGCACATTATGGACGCCCTCGCCCGCATCGAGGACAAGCTCGATGACCATATCAGCAAGGGAACGATATGAGGCCGAAAGAGCTGTGCCTCGCTGACTATATCTATAGGGGAATAAAATGAACACTCAATCTATTTGTGCGATGCTCGGCGAGTATGGCTGCTATTTTCTTTCACTTTTGCATCTCGTAAAGTCCGATTATGCCGCGCTTTCGCTTTTTCAGCTTGCTCTTGACAAAAAATATATTAACGATGATTGTTACATCAATGATCCTTCCGCCGTGCTAAAATTGGCTGCCGGTGGCAAATGGGATATACGAAAAGAAAATGCCGACTATAAACCTACAAGGGATGAGCTTGAAATACTTCGATTTGAACGGAAAACGACGGGTATGACATATTCTCATTTTGTCACGGGAGATGGATTTGGAAATGTTGTCTATGATCCGCTCGGAGATAGCCGTACAGTGACTGAAGGGCAACTTATCTCAAAAAGGATTATAAGGAGGATAGAATGAACTGGGAAACAATCGGCTATGTCGCGTTCGTCGCGGCGGGTATCATTCAATTTGCGAAGGGCTTTTTCAAAAACGCCGACGGCAAGATATGGGCTGCGCTTCAGGTGATACTCTGCTTCGGCCTTCCCTTGCTTTGGGGCATCGCTCCGACATGGGCGAAGGAAGGCTTTATGGCGGTTTCGGCTTCGCAGCTCTGCTATGAGAACATTTTACAGCCGATAAAGAAAAAGCTGAATCCTGATGCGGAGGCAACGACATGATATATGCACTTATCGCCTGTATCGTATTGGTCATCGTCGAAGGCTTGATCATATTCATTTTTGCCGAGAAAAACAAGACGCTCAAAAAAGAATCGGCCAATTATGAAAGCAAGATAACAACCTTGACCAACAATGTCGCGGCATTGAAGCAATATGCCGAGGGTTATGAGACAATCAAGAATTGGGCTGATTCGGTAAAGGAGAAGATCCAAAATGCGAAAACTCAATCGGATAATGATGCTATCGTTGCTGATATTATCGCTCACAATAACGCTCGCGTGCCAGACGCCAAGTAAGCCGACAACTTCGATAGTTACGCTTCCCGCGAAGCCTCAACGCGCAGAAATTACGGCGGATATGACAACGGCACAAATTTTGTTATACTATGAGGAGCTTGTGAGTGAATGGGAAGCATGGGGCCGTTCGGTTGATGAAATTATTACCGGCGCAAAGTAGGGCTTATGCCCTACTATCTCTATAGAGAGGTGTTTTTATGACAGCAAGGAAGAAGAAAGGAATCGGACTTATCGTATCGGGCGCAGTTTCAATCGTCATGGGCGTAGTGATGCTGACGTTTGCCTCGACGCCCTCATGGGCTGCGATTATGGTAACGGTCGTAACCGCTGTAATGAGCGCGGTGAATATCTATTTCATCTCACCCGATACTACGGTATCGAGTTCATAAGCTCGTCTGCCAGGAGTAGAAAGAGTAACGGGAGCCTCTTCGGAGGCTCCTTGTTTTTTTATTACTCTGTAGATTTGCCCAGGATTTGAAAAAGCAGTGGCGCTTTTGCGTCCGGATGGAGTCTCTGGTATTCTTTTATAACCAAGTCTTTTTTATTGGCAGGAATCTGATTTCTTGAAAATGAAATAAAGGCGGATTGCTTCAAAATTATCGAAACTGCGCATGGCCCTGAAAGATGATGATAGATTGCTTGAAGCTCGGCAAGGGTTTCTTCTTCTGGAGTAAGATTTATTTTGTGGGTATGGTTCATAACTTCATCCATGGTGCGCTATAAGAAAATTTCCGATAGTCTTTTTTATCCATAAACGAAAATATTGAAATAACCATTGTAATCTACACATCCATCGGCTCCTTGATGATTTTGTCATTCATCCATATTTCACTGATACCGCCATGGGCCAAAACGAAATTATGCCATTTCTTCTGGCCTGGCTTCAAACTATCACCCTCGCCCTTCACTTCGATATTTGTAAAGACCGCAATCGTCTTTCCTACCATATCAGGAGTAACGACGACTTCGCTGAACCCTATCCGATCGCCGCCTTTCATGGCGTCGTCGGATTCATGCTGACCATTCGGTTCTGGAATTCCATACCGGATGAACGCATGAGCGGTTTTGACGCACCCGCGATTATTCCGATATGTCCACGGGTGCGCCTTCCATGCTAAATCATTGACCTGAGCGGTGTTCATGCTGGATTCGGTATGACCTTGAATCCAGCGGCAGTGAGTGAAGCGTTCGCGGCAACGAGTGCGTCGGCGACGTTTTTGGCGGCATCTTCCACGGTATCGAATTCAGCCGTGGCTTCAAGTTTGTAGAATCCTTTCGCATCCTGTGCGGCATTGATTCTTACACGATGATTCGGAAGTGTTACTTCGGGCATCCTAGTCCTCCTTTTGTATTTCGAGCAGATCATCCAGATCGCTCATATCTTCAGGTGAAGGTATTTCTTGCACAATATAGAGCCTATGCAATATCTTGAGCCATGAAAGTGCCCTCTCCTGCCATTCCGATAGTTCCTTTTCGAGATCGCTTCTGAATAGTGTCGCCAAACAGAACCCCGCAAAAAATGCCGATGGAATAATCCACGATAAATGCCATATGCTCACACCGAGACCTCCTTTATCCCCAATTTCAGTTTCAACAGCTCCCATTTATTCACCGGTATCCCGCCTATCTCCCATCGATAGACGGAACGGCTGCACGAATTCGTGAGTTCCGCAACCTTGAATTCGTCAAGACTATACCGCATCATGACTTTCAAGAGTTTGTCCGCTTGAATGACATTCCGTACCATGCTTCCATCCTCTCATATAATTGACATTATGTCAAGCCTCTTTCTTGAGAATTTTCGTCCAGACATACCACGCGGCCTGATGATTCGCGCCATTCTGTTTCGCTATCATAATAGCTTCCCTGAGCGAATTCGCGCCTCGCGCTATCTTGAGCACGAGTCCATTTTTATCTTCCTGCCTCAGTGAACCCATGGGAACGAGCGCGCCTTCGACTTCTTCAGGTATCATTGATTGCGAGGCAAGTCTCGGAAACTCATATTGGCAATAAGGGCAGACGCGCATGAAGTTCGGTATGGGACGCTGGCATGAGGGGCAACGCTTATAGGCACTCTGCGTATGGATTTTCGGAGCGCCCTTCAAGCTCCATTGCCGTTCATCATCGGGAAGCCCATGTCGCAGATAGTTCGACGAGAAGTCCAATATCTTCGCATGGCCCTTGCCCCCGGCTTCCATGGCGGCCTTCCTGCCCTCATTGGTCGATAGGTCATAGCCTTTCGCGTATTGTGCGCGAAGGACACGGCCAGCGTGTTGCAGATCAATGACGAGCGATTCCGTAGGTCTGCCGTCTATCTCCACGGTAAGACCTTTGACATCCACGCCTTCGCCAATCATGTCGCAGGTCGAAAGCATCTTCAGCCTTCCTGCGCGGGCATCGTCGAGAAGTTCCTGGACATTACCATCCGTCTTTGAATGGAGTGCCTTCATGTCATATCCGCTATCACGGAACCGCTTGCCTATCTCTTCCGCATCGGCGATTGATGTTCCGAACGCGATTCCGGGGAAACCTTTCGCATACTTCTCATAATATTCGACAAGATTCCCGATACGGGCATTATCGGCCTTGAGACGTTCCGCTAATTCTGAGACGTTAAAATCTCCGCCGATGTGATGAAGGCCATCCGTATTCACTTCAGCCGGTATGAAATAATCGTATTCCGACAGATAATAATTATCGATGAACCAGCGCATTGGGGGAGCGGTAATCATTGATTCATACATACTGAGCGGTTCACCGGAAAGGCGGTAAGGCGTTGCCGTAAGTCCTAGAAGCCGAGCGTTCGGCCATGCCTTGAGAACGCGGGTGAACATCTCTGTCGTACTATGATGCGCTTCCTCAAAAATAAGTCCCCATGGTTCATCTATCTGGTTTATTCTACGCATGAGAGAGGCGGCGCTGATGACCTGAATTCGATATTGTAGGATAGGCGCTCGCGGGGCAATAATCCCATGATACATGTCAAACTCGGTGAGATGATCGGAAAATTGTTTCAGAAGCGATTTTGAATGAGTTACGAAATAGATAGGCTTCGACTGTTCGCGCATTCGCCTGATGAACTCGCAGGCAATGAGCGATTTCCCGGTTCCCGTGGGCGCCTGGCTGAGAAGACTATGGCCGCCATGGTCATAGAAGTCGAGAATCTTGTCGAGCGTGAGTTCCTGCCAGTCCCAGAGTTTTATCGATTCAGCCATTTTTTGACCTTTCGCACATCCGGCTTCGTATCATCAAGCGTATCGATGAATCGTTTCATCTCATTCATGTATTCCTCGCTGAATGGAAGTCCATCCGCAAGTTCGAGAAGATGCAGCATATTCGTTTTGAGCTTGTCGTATCCGCGATTATTCTTGATGAAATTGAGCCAGCCTCGGACAATCTCGGAAACCTCGCGAGACTCGAAAGCTGAACAGCCGAGAAGAGGGGTCATAGGTCAAGCCTCCCTTGCGTTACTGTAATCTCCTTGTCGTCAAAGAGCTTGGGCTGGGCATATGCTAATCGTATTCTTTCGCAGGCTATATCGAAATACTTCGGCTCGATCTCGATTCCTATGAAGCGCCGCCCCAAGTTCGCACAGGCGACGCCGGTTGTGCCAGAACCCATGAAGGGGTCAAGGATGGTTTCGCCTAAATCTGAAAATAGTCTGACCCATTCTGAAACTAAAGAAAGAGGTTTTTGGGTAGGATGGTCTCCGCTAATTCGATTTTGTATCCAAACAGCGGAATGCCCTCCTCCGTTCCAATGTTTTTTACCTTTTCTGTGAAGAAGGGCTATTGCTTCCCAACCAGTACTGGGTCTATCTCCTGTAAATTGTGGAGCCCCGTTTGGTTTTATCCAAACTCCTAATCTAATAAGAGGTAATCCCTCTTCTTCAAATCTTGCAGCATGTCTCCATTCACAAGTCATAACAATCCAACGCTTTGATATTTTACACAATTTTTTGGTGATGGAAATACTTTCTTCAAAAGAGATTGAAGGAAAGTCGATAAACTTATGGGATATATCTTTTATAGATCTGGCTCCAGAATGAGTTGCTTCTCCATATGGTGGATCTGTAATAACAGCATCCACCTTCCCCAGCGTCGGCAGGATTTCAAGCGAATCCCCGCAATACAGAACCGCGTCGCCAATATGCTCAATCTGCATCGTTATATCCTTTCAAAATGGTACTTCATCCTTTGTATGATATGTCCACGTAAGCATACTTCTTCCCAACTCCTTGTCGAACTTGCGTTCCTGGACAAATCCCGCATCCATAATCGCACGCTTGAACGATCTCTGCGATATTCTTGTCGGGTATCCATCATCCACGCCCATCTTCTCCACATCGGCTTGACAGAGTGTACCGCCCGTCAGTGCGTTTTCAAGAATCCATTTCTTTATTTCCTTCAGACATACTTCATAGTCGGAATAGGTAATGAGCGCATCCTTGCGCATGGATTCCATAAGGTCATTCAATTCATCACTCGGCTTGCACGCATTGAACACATCTATTTCATTCATATTCATGGTCAACTTCGCATAGTACGCATGGAGTCTCTTCGGGAGTTCAGGGTTCGCCGACATGAAGTCTTTGTCGATACCTTTGAGCTTCACAGGCCAGAAGCGCAGATTCCCCGTTTCATCACTTAAATATTGGTCAGGATTCGATGTACCAATGAATGAGACCGTCATCGGGATATCTCGTTGCGTCTCTACGAATTTTATATCTATCGTCGCCGCCTTCATCGATATGAAACTTTTTATCGTTTCGAGCGATTCTGGGTTCTTCATTATTTTCATTTCACCGATTTCGGCGATCAATCTTCCCCGGACTTTCTTGACGGTATCCGCCGCTCCGAATCCCTGTTTCATGCCCGAACCCAAATCGACATAGAGCTCGTCTTCGCACGAAAGCCACCGGCACATCGTTGTTTTTCCTATTTGCTGAGGGCCTTCCAATATGGGCACGACATCATTCTGTAGAAGCCCTTTATAAGAGCCATCGCTCCTCTTCCGCGTGCCGTTTATTCTCGCATGCATCCGTATGAAAAAGATGTTGAAAAGTTCTCTATACAATCCAATAATTTTCTTTCGCCTTTCGACATAATCATCATCCGTCTCGCCGTATTCTTTCTCGATATTGAACTCGAAAATCTTCATAAATTCATCAAGCACATTCTGTTTCTCATGAGGGTATTTCTCCGTAAGCCTATCCATATAATCGGCGACCCTGTTGTACCTCGAATTGACCCTCACTATTTCATTGCACATCCGTTCCTTGATATTTTTCGTAACGACATTCGCAGGGACTCCAAGAAGCGCGAGTCTGTGTTCGAGGCTAGCATCGAATATTTCCGATGATTCATAGGCAGTCGCCTTCGTGCCTGTGGTATAGTCATATTTGATGCAGTTATGAATGACTTTATCGTTATCGACTATCCAGAAAAACCAATCCTTCCGCAACCTGTAACCATCCTGAGCGGGAATAAAAATGGAACTGAGTACATGTTCTTTTGTTTCAGGCGTAACGGGATCATCGAGCGAAAGCGGTAGCTCCGAATCAGATTCAACAACGTCTACTATATCAAGCCAGTCCATGGGAATGACCGACGTTGTTTCTCCCTTGAGCGACGCGATAATATCTTCCTTCGTCCAGCCTGATGCTATGCCATCGGCATGATCCCAGCCTTTCGGAACATTATCGGGGGGTGAAACCAGCGTACAAAAAATATGATATTCATCAACAATTTTCGATATGGCTTTTCTTCCTGGTGAATCCGCGTCGAAACAGAAATAGCCATGCCTTCCCACGAGTGGGCTGAAATCGGTTTTATCGGTATTCAGCGCGCCACCATACCATCCGATGCAGACATATTCTTCACCGACGACAGGCTGCACGACCGAGGGAACTTTCTGACCTTCATAGAGGATAAACGGAGCATTCGGAAAATCGGCGAGACCTTTTAGATTGAAAAGAGGATATTTCACATCCCTGAGCGCGTTATTTCGCCATTCGATAGTCTTGCCGTCAGTCCAGAGCGACCAGGGAAGATCCTGCTTCTCATCGCCGTTCTGGCTTCTGATAATCATCATAACCGTTCTCCATTCTTTTCCCGATTGAATCTGTAAAGGCCAGCGCATCGTTTCGTTTGGGCGTTTCGGAAATTCCGGTTCGTTTTTGCATCCCCTATCGAGTTGATACCATGAGATTCTTTTATCTTCGCGGTCATCGTTCCCGGGAAACCATGACGGGTCATATTTGCTCAATATTTCTCTTGCCGCATCATAGTTTCTCATTCCGTTCAGATACCCATAGAGACTTATGGCGTCATGACCATACGCTCCGCCTTCGTCGGCATAATCGTTCCATTTCCCGGTAGAGAGATTTATGAGAAAACTTCCAGCCTTATTATCTGCGCGGGTAGGATTCTTCACTACCCATTGGCCGCCCTGTATATATCCTCCAGGGAGCCACGTTTTTATAAGGCCTAGCGCGATAGGTCTTGCACGCTCAAAAATATCGCTCATCGCTTCGCTGCCTTTGAATTAACGTATCGAATGAGTGCGGATTCGCTATAAAAACTTTTGCCGTTATAGAAATATCTGAATCTTACGTGATGACTATGGCTATGATTTTCCTTCACCATCGTAAATGGCCCGAAAACATATGCCGTCGCTGAAGAGCCGCACTCGGAGCATCCCATAACTTCCTTCCACGGTAACTGATGCATGGTGTACCTCAGAATGGAATATCATCCGTGAAATCCGGCGCCTTCTCCTCGGCCTTCGGGGCTATTGCCTGTAATTCAGGAAGCCATTTGGAAATAATCTTCTCGACGATTATCTTGATTCGGCTGTATTTCTGACCGTCCTTTTCCCATTTATCCTGTGTGAGACGGCCAAAAATAACGACTCCGACTCCTTTACCGAGCCGTTTGAGCCAATATTGCGGATCATTCGGCCAGAACTCGCAGTCATAGAAATTCGGCGTCCCATCCTTCCATTCATTCGTTGCCGAATCCTTAACCCTGACATTTTCGGCGATCGTGAATTTGACAACCGTTCTTCCCGTGCCTGTGGCTTTGGTTTCGGGTTCCGCGACAAGATTCCCTTCCACCTGTACTGAATTGATGCTCATAAAAACCTCCTTAAAAGATAATGGCGCTTCGTTTAATTAGATCCCCTTGGCCTCACCAGAACGCGAGGGTCGTGAGTGGAAAAGTCTGAAATTATTTCTCTTGGGATTGTGAGAAAACATTCTGCATACGGTGTTACATATCCGTGGACATCCTCTGAATATCTTGGCTCTCGTGGGCAAGAAAAAACAGAACTATAACGGCCATAAGCGACAAAGCATCCGAAGAAGTCCGCAATCTCCTGTAAGGTGTGCTGTTTCATTTTAACTTTCTCCTTTTTGCGCATATAGGGCATATACATTCTCTATTGCTTTTTAATATCCACCCAGCCTTACGCGCGTTTTTCCAGCATTCGTCTTTCCTTTCATCGTCAAATTCCCCATATTGACGAGATGCTTCAAAAATATGATCTGGATCATCACAATAAAGTACTAAAGAATAGCCGCTCGAAATCATTTTACCCCTGCCTCCGTGAGCTTATTCAATGTCAAAGACATTTGAACTTCTGCATCTGTCGGATGTGTTCTTTTCTCGAATTCTTCCCATGTTTCGTTTCTATTAAAGCAGTGACTAACAAGTTTTCTGTGGGCAGTTAGTCCTGATTCCAGCGCCTTCTTACACTCGGAGAGAAGAACATCCTTGGTAAAATTTCCCTCGAGTATTTTAATTGCTTTTCTCAAGAGCTCGTTCCTTGTTTCTCTTGCCTTGTTCATTTCAATGCATATAGGATTTTCTGGCGGGAGACCCATTAAATTGTCGCTAAAATATGAATCATCGATATAGGATTCAAGGATTCTAATAACATAACCACCGTCTGGTGTAGCATTTATCCAGTGCATTTCTTGCCGTTCTTCACTCATTCTTTTCTCCTTGCGCTTCCGGCGCGGACAAAACAGGCATCCAATATTTCGCAAATGTTACTTTCCTATAAATGCCCCCTATTTCTTCAGAGAATACCCCGTCGGCATACATCCCATATGTATAAAAGATTTCATTTTCCGGTTTACCATATTCATGCCCAGTTATCCAAACCATTTGCCTTTGCTGGGGTTTTACGGAAATCGGGACCCATCTTTGCCCGAACGCCTCAATCTCGCGGGCTGCCTGCTCACCCGTCATTTCAAATACGACTTCTGGATCGCAACCATCGCAATATTCACGCATAATATATGCTCTTATTCTAAATATCAGTTCATTCGCCTTCTCGCTCGGCGGAGAGGAAAAATAGAAGTCGATATCCTGTACAAGTGCGGCTATTGCTACCTCGTCAAAAATCAAACTGACTGGCAAGCAACACTTTTTTACTTCCGCCGCATCCTTGTTCAACTTATTTATTTCGGCAAGCATATGCTCTGCTTCATTTTTTGCTTCTTTCAGCAATTCAATCGCGGTCATTGGTGGCCTCATCCAATAATATAGTTTCAACCAAATTATCAATTGGCATATTTGCTTTTCTGCCTAATGGTTTTTTTGAAAAAAAGAAACAAAATCTAGCATCGCTATAACCTCGATAATAAACATCCCCAATCCACCCAGATGATAATCTTATGCGATATTTTCTACCTATCAGCATTGATTTTACTAGTTCAATTCCAGTTTTATTTTCCATCTCGCTCCTCCTCCTCCAATTAAATAGGTAATCTCCTAGACCGATATTGCCATAAGTCTAATTTCTAGCACTTCACCACGCGCCCATTGAGATGTGCCAATAGTACTTCTTTCCACCAGGTCATCTATTGTTTCGCCTGGCTTATATTCAATTGGCAATTCAACATCCGACGCATGATCCCCACGATAATCAATAGTTCTCAATACAATTGCTAATTTATTCACCTTTCTTCTCCTCCTCCATAAACCGTGTACATTGTGGACGTCTTTTGTCAAAGGGGACTCCTTTGCATTTGTCGCTGCAATAATCGCAGCTCCAATCTTTGCAAATCTTCCCGTCTATCTTTTTCAGACAGTGGGCAAACGACCACGCACAAAATTTAGCGAAGCTATCAGCCATCTTGTACCTTCTCGCATTCTTCATAGGTTACATCATCCGCATGGGGACAGTGCTTAGCACTGGCGTACGATCGACTATTCCGCATAATGGAGACATATCGAAAAAGATGCATTTTAGGCAAGGTTTTCTAAGATAATTTTCTGGACGCACCAAATCATACCTTTCCCCATCTATCTCAATAGTTTTAAGCACCTTCATGATTCTCCTCCCCATTCATTTCGGCCAGGATGGATTCAAGCTCGGCAATGCTTGAATCAGCCGATGCATATTCCGGATACTGTTTAAGATATAATTTTAACCATTCAATCCACGGCTTGCACTTCAAGAGCAGTGCGGCCATGTCGGGCATCGAATCGATCATGATTTCAAGCGACTTATCATCAACATGACATGTCCTATATAATTCCAATGCCTCACTTACTTTGCTCATCGGGTGCCTCCCCTATTTTCACATTCTGCCTGAGCTTATCGAGCAGGGCCTGGGCCTCGGCGACTGAAATTTCAGGAATCTTGACTGGGCGAATAAAATGATACCCGCGCTCATCGTCGCGCCTTATAAAAGGGCTTTCCGAACCATAATTTGCGTAACTTAAAATTCCTTTTTTATAAACATGAAAATCATGATAGTCGGTAAATTCCACCTCTTTCCCAATCAGCGCTTGCGCCTCTGGGCTTGTCGGGTCGAAGATTACGGAAGAAGGCTTTTTAAGATCACCACCGGTAAGCCAATAACAAATTCTGCTTTCCCTGGTTTCAATGATAATTTCATTATCATGAATATTTACAACTTCTCCTTCAATCAAAACCTTATCACCTTTCTTGAATTCCATAGTAGCCTCCTTTTATTTCATCCATAGACTTCACGCTCTGCAAGAAATTTCCCGCTTCAGGGGAGTGCGAGACTATCAGGACTTTCGAATCGGAATCATTGTAATATTCACGTTGAATCTCATCGAACTGCGGTATCATTGGAATATCGATGAAGGAATCCGCTTCGTCCATGATGATAGGAGAATAGCTTACGCGCATCCTTGATTTTCTGATTTTTACGAGCGATTTCACATAGGCATCGTTGAAGAACGATTTTTCTCCGACGGAGAAGTTTAGGAAGCTCTTCGATGTCCCTGTCTCGCAATCATGAATTATGATGTCGAATTTATCGACCGTATCCTTCGTGCCAAGTTTCTGTGTTACCGTCTCGAAGATATACCGTCCATTCCTATATGGTTGAATCATTCTTGTAGCCTCACCATCAATGGCATCAAGCGCGGCTTCGAGTTCCATAGCTGGAATCTTTGCGGGTGAGAGCATCGTGTCGGCCTGTCGCCATGCTTCGAGCCATTCGTTCGATTCTGTGAGCTTTCTTTTTCGTGCTTCAAGGGCTTCACGCTGGTCGATGATGCTCTGGATGTCCTTCTTGACGGCCTCAAATTCGGTATTGAGTGAAGATATTTTTTCTCCGGCGGAAGACCATGCCAATTTTGCTGAGGCGAGTTTTTCGTTCTCCTCGCTCATGTCGATAGAATAAACGATTATTTCACGCGATTCCTCTCGAAGCGATTCCACGTCTCGCATTTTCGACGGGATGATTTCACTGAGAATAATTTTCTGTTCGGCTTCAGCGCGAGTGGCTTCATCGATGTCGTTCTTGAGTGTTGCAATATCGGAATCGCTGAGGCCTCGCGAAGGCATCGTCATTGATTCAGGGAGATAGACAGTTTTTAATTCAAGCGCAGCGCGTTGGTCAATGAGACCCTGTGGTATCGAAACCGATTCTTGTATAGGAGCTTTTTTATGGAATTTATCAAGCAATTCGATGGGAATAACAAGCTCAAACGAATCAGGACGTATAGGATGCACAGGAATATTGACAAGAGAAGATTCGAGTGTCTTTATCTTTTCGATGATATCTGGTGCTAGATACCCGCAGTTTGGGCATGGCTTTCGAATGAGCTCGATTTCACGGTTAAGCGCGGCGTTCTTCGATTCATCAGATTCTCTTTTCGCTACTGCGAGTTGCCATTCCATAAGCGCGCTCTGGTTTTTTACATCATTCTGGTGGGTAAGTTCAGAGATTTTCTCCTTCGCTTCTGCAACGGTTTTCTCCCAATGCGAATATTCGAGACGATATGCTGACTCGGCATCATCTCTTATCTTCTGAATCCTCGCATCTATTTCACGTATCTGCGAAGACGCTTTTTCACACGCAAACTTTTTTTCACTATTCCGCGATTCCATCGCCATGAATTCAGTACGCGCAGATTCAAAGTCTTTCTTTACCTCTCCATCTTTCTCAAGACTTTCACGCGCAGGTTGCGCCCCCGCGATAACAAAACTCAATCCATCCGATTTTATTTTAAGATTCTCGATTTCACTTTCGACATTCGCGGCTTTCTTGAGAAGATCATTTTTCCGCTGCAACCGTTCCTCTGCGGCATCATGGGCGAGTTTCATCGCGTCATAATGAGACTGTACGCTTTCAAGATTTTTCTCCGAGTCTCGCTGGACTGTTTTAGTATCTTCGACATCCTGTTCAATCTGCGACTTACGCGCCAATATTTCATCCATGTCGGGAATATGCCGTTCATCCGATTCAATGAGTAACGACTCACGGCCCGTCAAGTCTTCATACTCACGAACCTTCGAGAGAGCGAAGGCCTTTTCTTCAGCATGATCCCGCCCCGCAATGGACTGAACGAGATTCCGCACCGTCGCCATATTCGCGGTCATAAGTCCCGACTCTGCCTTGCCCTGAAGAGGTTGCACATAAAACGAAGTCATAAGATAATCAGCAAGCGAGCCATAGAATCGTTCGCACGCCGCGAACATATCGTCGAACGAGGCGCGTTCAAGTTCGGGCTTGCCGTCGATCGTCAGAAAACATTCCGTCTTCGGCGTCTTTGTGTGCGCGCCGCGAATCATGATGATGTGTTCATGCATCTGCCCATTATAGAGGATTGTTTTCTTTATGCCCGATTCCGGTTCCTGAAAAAAATCTTTTATCGCGGACATCCGTCCTGATTCAGTATCTTTGCCGATGAAACAGGGATAGGGAGAGCAGAATCCGAGAAATGCCGATTTCCCTGAACCATTCTGACCTATGATCTGTGTAAGGCCGTCAGGAAGCTTCGATATATCGAGCGAAACTGTTTTACCTTGCCAGAATTTCGCTCCCGTAATTTCGATGCTCTGAAGCTCGACGCTCCGTTCGGCGAGCGCAACTGGCGGCATCTGCTGTTCGATGAGAGCAAAGACATCAAGCGTCTTTTTACTGACGTTCGGGTCAAAGAGCTTCGCCAGTTCGGGAAGCGTCTTGGCCTTTTCGAGCGTCGATTCATCCACGCGCCGGCTGACGGTCTTCGTTTCGTTATAGGTTATTCTGCTCCATGGATGACCGGGGGGACAAACTGCCTCATGGTCATCTGATTTCAGCCAGTAGGCAATGTTCTTTTCGTAAGAACTGAGCGGCTTGTCTATGATAATTCGTTTCGGTGTACCATATGGAATTCGCTGAACCGTAGGAAGATGTGTGGCATCGAGTTCGACATAATTCATGGAAGGATAGAACCCAGTTTTGTTCCATGGGTTCCTATCCATTCCCGCAAATCCAGCATAACCGCCCGATATTTTCGAGGATTCCCATGGTGTATGAATATGGCCGAACTCCCAGCGGTTGAGATTCGCCTGAGCGAATGAATCGGTTTTGATAACGATATCCGAAACCTTGAGGATGACATTCGTCTCTGCGGCGCGGTCTTGCGCGTCGGAAACGTTGCCATGGAACATACCTATCATCGGAGTATCGGGAAACATGAGCCTGAACGGCGCGATCTGCTCAACGATGATTCGATTGATGGCGTTCACGATGGCGGCGTTCACCTTGTCCGCCGCGACTTCGGGATGTTTCGCCTGGTAGACTTCCTTCGTGGGTTCGGGGATACCGAAGAGGAGTGCGTCGGCGAAATCTGAACCCTGTTCCCATTGATAAATATTTCTATTATAGAACCGATAGGGAATCCCCGGCTGAATAACGACAAGCCCTTCGGATTCGAGCGGCCCGTAGCATCCTTTATAGTCGTGCGACGGCGTACCATAAATGGCGGCCACGGGACATATTTTGTTGAGGCGACGGATGATTCCCCGCGCTTCGTTGATACCGCCCTTGTCCGTGGCGTAAATCGCTTTGTCAAAAAAGTCTCCGGGGAATAGGATGAAATCGACGTTCCGCTCGCGTGCGGTATCCTCAATTTTCTTCGCACACATGAGCGAGACATCGAGCCAGTCAGGGTGAAAATGGAAGTCTGGAACTGAGAGGTATTTAATCATTTCCCTACCTCCAGCCCTTCATGCTCGATTCTCTTGTCTTCAGGCAAACTCTGTTCGACCACCGACAGAAGCGTCAGCGCCTTCGACCAATATGCAGACTTCTCGGCCTCTTTCGTCTTATCGAGCCATCCAAGCAGACTATCGACGCCCTTTACCCGCGCTTCTGGTACAAGATTCTGCTCCTTATATGTCGTCAAAACGTCTATAAGCATCTGCTGGTGGGTTTTCTGAGGTGTGGGTTCAGCTTCCGATTCAGTTTCTGGCTGAGATTCGGGTGGGGATTCCTGGGGTGTGTCATTCACAGGTTCTGCGATAATGGGATGCGGCGAGTCGAAAACTTCTGAGGAGGCAGAAGGGAGTGCCACATGTTGCGGATCAGTGATTCTCTTGAGGTATGCCGCCTGTTCTGCCTTGATTGACCATTCCGAACGCTGAATACGATGAAAATAGAAGCATCCAGCTTTCAGGTCTTCTTTTGTGTAGCCTGTATTCATCCCCGTGATGACTCGAATAACGACGTTCCTGGCCTTGGTGTCCGCCTTGCGTTGCGCGAATTTCAATTCTTCATCGAAGCTAAGTTGACGTTTGCTGCGGGTATCATATTTCAGATATTTTTTACTAGATACTGTTTTCTTCGTGTTCTTGTCGTAATAAGAATATTCGTAATATCGGGAACCATTCGGGTCAGTTTTTACGATTTTCGGGTCATAGAAATTTGTCCCTGCCTCTTCTGGCCCCCAACGATCCGCGCAGAGGCGTTCCCATGCATTGTAGAGCACGACACATTCATCGCTCGTGCGCATGACGCCATCTTCCATCATGACCTGACCGCGCTTCTTGGCAATATACCCGACGTGCATCCGTACCATCTTGGGCGGTTCGTCGAATTTACAGGCAAGACGATTCCAGTCTATCTCAAGATAGAAAGGTTCTACCGTTCCGCCATCACATCCGAATATCCCCCGTGCCTCGCAAATACGATTCACAAGGTCAGGAGAAGGCATATAGTTTCCGCCGCCAACTTCCTCGAAATCGTTTACCGTATACGGTACGGGGATAATATATCCCGACAATGTTTCCGGCAAATCCTTGATTGCATCCAAACAAACAAGGTTCGCGGGGGAACCTGCTGGCATCTTCTCGACAATCTCAATAACCTTCGGGTCTCCAAATATTTTACCCATGTTCAGCTCCTTTGAAAATTATATTTTCTTAAACTCAATAACCCATACCCAATCGTTTTTCTTCCAGCCATGGCCGCGCTTTGAATTGAGTTTATCCCATAAAATTCTGAAGGTATCTCTGGCTTGTGTTAAATTGAAAGTTTCTTCTGATACCTCTGGAGAATATCCAAGAGCTGCGCGTAATTCTCGCGCCATCCCCTCTTTCATCGCATCTTCCTCGGTTATATCTTGTAACCTTTCCGCCCTGATATTGGTAATCTCAAGGGTGATGCGTGATAATTCCCGTGGCATAAAAATTGATGGATGCCAATGTTCCCCATCTGCTAAACGCCCACCACTTGCTCTATAAACAATTCCTCCGGCGAGTTGTGTACCTATTCCCCATGTTTCTTTTGCCCATAAATGGTCTCCTGGCACTCCATAAGGGCACCGCAAAAAAGAACAATCATCAATAGTCAAATCCAAAGAATCAAGCAACCACCAACAATAATATGACGATTCATCATCATATGAACAAACTGCTTTTTTAACAAAAACGGGAAAATCTGGTTGTGGCTTAATCACTCGCCGTGTCATGGTCTTGTAGCCTTCGGGAATTGCCTGTACCATTTCACCACTAAATAATATAGGGTGTTCCTTCATAATTCAGCTCCTTTGTGCGTTCATTGTATACCTCTTTGACAAAATGTCAATAGTATTTTTAGATTTTATTCCATCGCGCGCGCTTCCGATCAAAACTATATCCAAGCGCCTTCATATGACGATTCACGTCTTCTCGACGGGCATGGAAACCCAGCGCTGAAATAATATTCTTCCACGATATGTCAAGTTTCAGATTATGGAACTCAAGCGCGTTTTTGAGGTCGTCGATCGTACAGCCTTGAGCTTGCCGGTACGGTTCGATAGTAGACCATGAACGCCGGACATAGCGCGGAGGATTTGTTTGATACTTTCGTTCAAAGCCCCTGAGCGCCATTTGTGCGGTAAGTTCGTTTCTGTTGATCTTACCACCGGCGCGACGCTCGATTTCCTGAAGCGTAATTTCGTTTCCATTAGTGATGGTATCGTAAAAAACGGCGGTCGGGTGAACGAATGATTCTCTGTGTCTCCTTACATCGGAAAAATCGCCTTTCTCCATAATGGGCCTCCTTTAATTACATCCTACGGTTATCATCCCGTGAGCTGGAATATCGATTTCCCTATTTATGCTTATGCGCTCATTGCCATATTCGATCCACATTTCTCCTGCAATCGCATTCGTGCTAAGGTGGAAATATCCACCATTCGGCACGACGTGAAGCCACAAGGGAATATAAACTACGATGAGCACCACAAGCCTGAGACTCATTTGAACGCTCCCTGGACGATAAGTACGATGATGACGGGAATAACGAAGACGGCACCCGCAATGGTTCCCCATAGAAATTCACGGAGTTGACGGCGCATCTCTGCCTTCCTTCAACAAAGATTGCAGAAATTTGCGCTCCTGCTTGGCATATTTGAGCCATGTGCTCCACAACAGAGCGTAGTTTAATTTTTGCCATGGTGTATTGTCGCAATTTGTAAATTCGGTTTTCTCAAAGATGGGGCATCCAATGCAATCCTTGTCTCCATATTTTTGGCATAGCGGACAATAATTGCCGCGCCAGTTTTCGCCAATATCAGAATACATTATCCATTTTCCCATGGAATAACGGATATCCTCTTCGTTTCGTCGCTTTTTTGCCCATGCAATCATCCTGTCATAATGCTCGATCGCCTGCTTCACCAACCCTACATCTTCCTCACACATTTCCTGCCTCCTTCTGCATCTGCTCCACGATCAGCCCCGTCACATATGCCGAGGCCGAACCATCCTGCTCCTTGAGGAACATCACGACATCGAGGGGCAGCGAGAACGACATACTGACTCTTGTGCCGTATTTCTTAAATCGATCTATGGAAGGGTCTTTGTGGTGTCTCATACCCCTGCGCATGAGTTCATCAAGGACAGGCATCGCTTGTCGTTCGGAAACGGTCGGCGCAATTCCGAGGTGTTGCCATATCATCGAGACGAGCGAAACATCTAGCCCGCGCTCCTGCGCCATTATTTCAGCAGTGATAAAACGTTTTGGCATGGTTCATCTCCTTATTGTATCACGCGGCGTGCAGGGCATCACGAGCGCGAACGTCCCGTCATCTGCGTTGAAGCGAAGACATTTTCTGAAATCGCTATATGCCATTTCATTGATCCCCTCTATGGCAAGAATTTTGTCGAAATACTTCGTGGCGAGTCGCAACTCAATTCTCCCTGTGGCATCGCACCATAAATTCCATTTAAGAACCCCCAGAGATTCGATAGGCTCAAGATTCTCCGATTCCATAAAAACTTCTACATGCTCATCAGATATTTTTCTGAAGCACACGGAGTACAACTTGAGCGCACGCGCTTTCTTGAAAATTTCTTTCCATGCGTTCCTGTCGGGGAGTCCCGTCTGTTTTGCGTAAGTCTCAGGGATAACCTTTTTCCAGTTCGGGAATTTTCCGTCGATTATCTGATTCCCGTAGACGTACTGAATATTGCCTATTTCAAATTTGAAGAATATCGTCCCATATGTAGCATCATCGAATGTCCTTGATTCCATTTCGACGATACATTTTTCACTGAGGATGACCTGAAGCGCCGGCGTCATTCTGACGATGACGTTCGACGACAGGCCCTCGAAACCTGAAGCGACGTACATTATGCGCCCATCCGTTGCGACGATTTTATCTTCAGGACTGAAATAAACGCCATTCATGAAGAACCTCGTCTCGTCCTGCGAAACGAATCCCGAAGCCTCAAGCAATTTCTTTTTCTGACGATCACTGAGCGCGACGAAAGACAAATCATCATAGTGAGGCGTTTCGGGAAGTTCTTTTTCATAGGCCTTTTCAAATTTACCACCCCATGGCGATGACAGTTTCCCCAGAACTTCGCTCTGTTTAAAATTGAAAAGACCTTTCTCTTCCATCGGCTGCTTGCAGATTAAAAATTCTGCACCGTTGGAAACCTTGAGTTGCGTTCCGTCGCTTTCGATGTACTCAAAAACCGACAGACCATCTTTTCTGGGCGCAATCTTATGCGCGATTTTCAGGAACTCCTTTGATAACATCATCTCTTCAACCTCCAATATGACCGCAAATATTTCTCACATGCGTGAGAAGAAGGGGCGCAATACCCATCAAGCCCCACGAAGAAAAAGCATTTCGGACACCCCACAGGATCTCCGCCGGACGGAACCACGCATTCAAGCGTATCATTGCCGTGCTGTCTTGTTTCGATTATCCGTTCGCTTGGCATTCAATCGCTCCTACTAACGCCGTACAGAATATTATAGTACGTTTCGTCGTGTAACTCAGGCTGCGGCTCTGGATCATCGTCATCATCATCGTCTAGCATGGCATTCTCCTTATCGTTTTGACTTCGATTGCCATAATGTTTTTGATAGGGTATGAGTAATATTCTTCACAGATTTTCCGTGCCCATGCTCTCGCATCCTCCGCACAATTCGCTTTGATATCTTCGAATTCCGCGACGGGCCTTCGACCATAGAACGATACCTGAATATCGTACCTTCGCACCGGTTGCGAGAGCGAATGAACTGAGGTGGGGATATTCGTCATTCCTTATCCTCCCATTTTTCGGTTTCGTCCTGCTGGACTCATTCAGGCGGCGAGCATCACGCCACGACCGGGGTCGCGCCTCAGCGCGACCCTTTCAAAATCTTGAATCGACCGATTATTTCATCCAGATAACTCCTTTAATCTATAAAATTCGCATTCCGCCTCATAAAGATGATACCAATATGAATGTCCTTCTTTTGTTTGAGCAAAAATAAAAAGTCGCGATAAATTTGGCCTATTTTCTTCAAAAGGATAGGTAAAATACACTTTTCTGTTTTTTAGATTCCGGCCCTGATAAAGTCTTTTGATTTTTGCTTGAGCCTCAGCCGCCTCTTCTTTTGTGAGACCAGGCCACTGTAGAATCGTTGCAAGATACTCATTGAGATTCATCCCTCAACCTCCTTCAGCTTTTTCTTGAGTGAACCGTCGCGGTCGCCGAATTTGCGGATCGCCCTCTTGATCGCTTTCTCAGCCTGCGCTTTCGTGCGCTTGTCTTTCAACTTCATTGTCATACATCCACGACTGATATTCCACTAAGGCAACGCCCCATTTCAGTAACTCGCTATTTCTCGGTCGATCATCCGCTGACCTTCACTGTCCTCGTCGTCCTCTTCGTCATCATCTTTCTTCAATGCTTTTTGCGCCTGAAGCACATCCCGGGCGCTCGGCCACTCGCCCTTTTCCTTTGCCGTGGTGCGAATCGCCTTGGCAACCGTCATTTCCTTTTTGAAACACGCGATCAAAGAATCAATCATGATTTACCTTCTTATAAAAGATTATTGATTAAAATAGTATTATTATATGCGGCCTTCCTACTTTTTGGCATTTTGCAGAAAACAACATTGTTTTTTACATAATCCATGCAGTATTGACGTATTTCTACACCATCCCATGTTTCAGGGGCATTTTCCAGCCCCCGACAAATGCCTTTAATTGCGTTTTCCATAAGAGCCCGAGCGAACGAGTCGCGTTCTGCCTTTTTCATTTCAACCTCCCTTGCAATATCAAATTTTCTGAAGCTGGCGCGTGGCGGGGTTGAACCGCCACAAGAACCACCGCTCGCGCCTTATGCATACCAATTGTTGGCTTGCTGTAGCGAATCTCATCTTCTGGCCTCCGCCGTCATCCTTACAAGATCGGCGCGGGAATACTCGCCCAATAGCAGATGATTCAGGTCGCCTTTCCGCCCGGAGTTGAGATATACCGCGACGGAATCGCCCGACATCATCAGGTTGATACCAAAATCAATATCCTCAACGCCAGCATCAACCGCGTCGCTTGCCGAGCGCGTAACTCTTAAACTATTACAACTTCCACGGCACCATGCCATAAATCTGCGTTTCATCTTACGACCTCCATTTTTCTGAAGTTCTCTTCTGGTTTCGACCCTCGCGGGGTCTCATCAGTGGCGCGATCGAGCGCCAGACCAGAGCCCGCTTGCGCGGGCCCCATCGCCTTAGCTATAGGCCAAGTGCGGTTTTTGTCGGCTGGCTGAAATTTACGTGGCCCTTCCATGCACTCGTTTTCACCTGTGAGATGACATCTGCCTGTTTTTTTGCACAAATTGCACGGGCAGGGCTTCTGGATCTGATTATTGTGCAGTTACTGCACCCCCTACCTGCGTTATTTGCATACCAAAAATGCAAATACTCACCACCACCCAAATCGACCGTTTTTACTCCAATCGCCAATTTCATCTCTCTACCTCCATACCTGCCGAGGGTTTGGACTCGGCCTCCGGTTTAACGCGCCCTGCGTCGCCCGCGCTCTCTACCGCTTTTGATACAACTTAATCTGACAAAACGATATACAGACGCGTTTGGCTCCAGACTGTACATACAGATCGCCGCGCGCATCATCGCTAAACCAGTGCTCATATTTTGCACCTAGATACTGTGTACATCTCAGGTGAGTAGATACCGTCACCATACCATCGCGGTGAAGTGTGCTCTGTATCTGCTCTAGTGCTGTCATCTCTTTATCTCCTCTCTCAATCTCTCTATTATCAATATACACCCGTTATGACATTATGTCAATGATTATAATTATTATTTTTACGATTTATCATCATAACTACTACACAAGCGTTTACTATCCCTTGGTCATGGGGCCATCCCATCCAGCGGCGCGGGCCTCCTCCTCGGTATGATAAAGGCCCTGGATCAGATCGAGGCCTAAGCGTTCGCGCACGGTTTCCATCGGCGACCAGCGCATCGTATCAGCCGACACCTGGATGACGCGGCTCTGCCCTCCACGCCGGATACAGGCGGAGGCGTGGTTATAGCTCTGTACAAATATGGCCACCTTGGTGCTTTTCCAGTTTCCGCCCTTGCAGAACCATTCCGCTTCTTCGACGTTTTTGACGACTTTTTTTCGCGGTGTCGCCTCGTCTTTTGCGCGGTACTCGTCCCACTCTTTTTTCATCATCATGTTGCGCTCTCCCCTGTCTCGACGATGACGGCATCGCCGTTCATCGCGGGCATTTTCATTTTCATGATCGCCTGCGTGTTTTCCCATTTTTTTACGGCGGTGTTATCGTCGCGTATCAATTTTTCGACATATGCCGACATTTTTCCCTGACCGTGTGAGCGAAGCATCTGCAACGCGCTTGTCGTCAAATAGATCACCTGTCGGTTCATCTTTTCGCCTTCCGGCACCGGCGCGCAGGAGAGGCGTGTACCGCCCTTCAGACCGTTCGCACGCGCCGCCTCGGCTTTGCGCTCGGTGGTTGTCGATCCGCCTTTCCGGCACCGCGACCCTATCCCTGGAGGATCGAGCCCCAGGCGCTGTCTGACGGTTTCCGAGCTTGACCACGCGATAGGCGCCCGCTGTAAATACACTTTTGTGTCGTGCCGGGGCTTCCATGCCATTTGTGCCATGACGTTCCCATTTTCATCCATCCCCACAAACATTCCCATTCTTTCCCACGCGATCGGGCATTCCCCCGCCCATGTTATCGCTTCCCATTTCGACGCACAAATTTTTTTCGCCATGCTTTATACTCCTTTTATACAATTCTATTTTTTCAGTTTACCACGTCTCCCCGTATATCGTCAATAGGTTTGTGGTATTTACCCCTTGCACCTTTGTGTACTACATATACCCATCAGGCACGGGGTGAGTGTCACATCGTTTCCCATCATATTTTTTTTTATCTACACTATTTATTAAATATATATCTTTTTATATTATTATATTATATTATTATATTATAAATAAATATAATATATATATAGATAGTAAAACATTAAAAGGTAAAGTTCCCAAAATGAGAAAAAATGGCCAGAGAAAATTTTTTGGAAGTTAATAATAATAAAAAAAATATAGGTTATATCCTTTTTGGCCGTTTTCGTCACCCGAAATTATTGAAATATCACCAGTCAAGAAGTCTATATAGGGTATAGATATTCTCACTATATTAAGGAGTCGTAATATTTAATATGTTTTTAATTACTTTTAATGTAATGAATTATAATAATGTAGTAAATATACATAATAGAATGAATAAATATCAGAATACTCAGAACCGCATATAGGGAGGCTTGCCGCTTGGGGGCTTGTCTTTAGGGCTCGGATAGTGCCATTATGACAAATATGGCAGAGGATGGTAACGGCAAAATTATACTCTCAAATGGCGGCAATTTGCGGCGTCTCACCACGGAGGAGGCACGCAAAATAGGTATCGAGGGGGCCAAAAAATCAATTGAGTCGCGCCGCAAGAAAATTGCGATGTCGCAAATCTATGCAGAATGGTTAATTACGGAACATAAGGTAACGCTCGATAAAAAGGAACAAAAACTCACTGGGCGTCAACTTGTCAACCGAGTGATGACCAAAATGATTACCAGGTCGGACGCCACCGCGCGGGCGATGCTCACAGAGATGCGCAAAGCCACGGAAGGCACAAAACTTTTTATCGACATGAAAGCGCCTGATCATGATCTTGCCGGGATGACTGACGAGGCGCTTCGGGAAGAGCTTGAGGATGCGCTTAAAAAGCGCGACGCCATACGCGCGCGACAGGCCTCGGTGATACCAAAAGGCCCCGCGACTGACGTGGAAGTGCAGATATTGCCAGACGATGACATACAAGAGCAAAGTACTGCAAACGTTGATAAACACTGACATATATTGATAGCGTCATAAACGCCCGCCATTGCGTTTGCGGGCACGTGTCCATATAAACGCATGGCACGAAAATTGTGGTACCTTAAATCCAATATAATCGCGTCGTGTTTAATTACATATATTATATAGAGTTATAATGTTTGTCCGGTATCGTCTAACGTTGCGGGATATTGCAACGCCACTATATGTAGTGGTGGTATCTATATTATCGCCTAGATACATAGTGGGCACTTGTGTAGTATGGATGATAGATGGTGTATATACATGGCGGATGTAGTTAAGTATGTATGATTTTAGATACATGGAGGTTTATGATGAAAAGCGGATATTATTATGTACAGGCCCTAGATGGCCGCGGGTGGGGAGTCATGTGGATGGATGATCTAGGCAACAGTTGGTTGCCAGGAGATGTTGCCTGTCTAACCATTGAGGATGTCGCCAAAAAATATACCATTATCGGAGCTGTTCGCCCCCCCCCTGCCAAAATGGGAGGAGATAAATCTTCACTGCCACGCGGGTTTATTCCTTTTGATTGAGTATGTATTATTTATCATACAGTTTAAGATGTATAATTTATTATACACATGGTTATGGTTTAGCATGTATGAAAAATAATACAGGAGGATTTCTCCTCGTAGTCATGCGTATCGGCGATCGTGTGGGATCAGTGGCGGCCGAGGTTCTGGGCGATCTCGCTTGACGCCGTGCTTGTCATGCGGTATATATGAGGTATCGAGCTGCGACGCTCGGTACCTCCTTTTCGCATAGCGCTTCGGGCATGAGGCGCGCCCCTCCGGTCCAGGCTCCCCGGAGGGGCTTTTTTTATCTGCGCTCATGCGGTATATCTGACGTATGCAAATGGATACAGAGTGCGCTGAGCACCTCGATGACGGCGAGCGTCTGATCTCCAAACTC